AGTATTAATAATTCTGGAACCTGAGAAAGTTCCTGTTGTATAGTAACCAGAACCAGAGATGTAAGAAGTATTAATAATTCTGGAACCTGAGAAAGTTCCCGATGAAGTTATTCCTGTTTGTATAAGATTTTCTCCAAGAGGGCTTGGAAGTGCAGCAGAAGTCCTTAATGCCGCTTTCTGGATTCCGGAATAATTCGGAAGGTCAATGGCTTCTTCCACTACTACAACAGGCGCTATTTTCTTAACAAAAAGTTTGGAAGTTCCGTCGTCGAAGAACTGGACATCGCCCATTTTAAGCCCCAGTCAGATTCACTTCTGGTTCAAGAGATGCGCTTGCTGTCCTCTGCTTTGTCGTCCCTGCTGTTATTCCCTCGTCGACGGGATATTCAGAATCGACAGCTCTCGTTCCTATTGTTCCTGTAGCAACTTTAATTGTCATATCTTTTTAAGTTTCTTCAACTTTAAAGATTTTTCTAAATAAATGAAAGATTTCGGGCTTATCAGAGCATACAGGTCTAAAAAATACTTTTTTTTTATTGTCCACTATGAAGAACTAACCAACGCCTTTTATCAGGTATGCTGACTTAGGGTCTGTGAAAATGACTTCCCCGTCCTCAGCCACTCTTATCTTGACGCCTATCAAAGGCTTTGTTTCTGTAACTGCTGTTATAGGAGTGAATGTCTTCCATGTTGCGCTTCTCTGGGGAGTGATCATAAGGACCTGTCCCCTCGTGGCGTTATTTGAAACCACAATCCTGACATTAGCTATCTTTGTAAGAACTCCGTCGGTGACTTTCTCAGAAGAAAATGCAGGTATGGACGAGCCTTTGGTTGTAACAAAATAATTCAGGCATGCCTTGTAATTCTGCGGATGAACCCATGCAACAGTTCCCGAAATATCATATCCGTTAGCCCTTATTTCTGTGGAGCCTGAAAGCAAGTCAAGGAATGGATTGCCGTTTGTTCCATCACTCCATCCTGTTCCTGCAGCGCTTCCTGATAAATTGACTGTGCCTGAAAGAACGTCGAGTATTCTGTAATCAACCTGGTTGGCAATAGCCCTTGTCAAATCCCTTATGTTTATGGCAAGCATGTCGAGGTCGGTATCTCTTACATCCGCATCGGAAAACCATGGGCTTTCAACTATGAAATGTTTTACATAAGAAGTCATCCTTGTTGCAGATTGTTCTACGACAGGAGGAAGAGCTCCCCATGCAACACCTACAAGCTGCGATGCAGTTATTCCCGAAGTGTCTGTGCTGTCAAGAACTCCTGCTGTCTTCTGATACCACCTTAATTCCCTGGCAGAAGTCGGAGTGACTGTAAGAAAATTCTTAAATATAAATTCTTCATCTGCGAAGCCCTTGGCTAACTTATCAACATCCATCCCCCTTAAATCAGCCATTCCTAATGTGTCAGCCATTTGTTATTATGTTCTCCCTCCGGATTGGATATCCAGGATATATCTGAAAGTTTGACCGGCAGTTGCAGCTTCAGTAGACCTTCCGATTACTCTCGAGCCTGAAAGCTGGAGCACAGTTAATTCGACTGCAGATGCCAGCATATTCGATGGAGAAGTTGCGCTGATGGCAGTTACAAGAGGGTCGCCTAATCCGATTGAACCCGAAGCGACTGCCTGCAATTCATCGCCAGGCCCTGAAAGAACCGCAATCTGAGTATTTCCGTCGTTAGCAATTTTTTCAGTGTAAGCAACTCCAGCGACATGATCATTGGCAGCATTGGAAGCAGAAGCAGTATTTGGGTCGGCTATTTTCAGAACAGCGCCTTTCTCAATTCCCGTAGCGTTGGCAACAGTTATAGAAACAGGAAAGGTCTTTTGTAACATCAAGACATGTTCGTTTGCCATATTGAATTTGCAGTGAGAAACCTATGAGGTGAGATATAAGCTTCCCACCTTAAAATAAATAAGAAATCAGTTATTTAAATACTTTTTGCTTTCAGCAGCTTATTTATTTTCCTGAGATGCGGATTGTATTTGTTGGCTGCAAGGTCGCTCTCTGCCTGAAACAGCTTGAAATATTTCAAATCAGCATATCCAATCAGGAAAAATATGAAAATGGCAACGAGAGCCATGATTATTGCAGTGAGAATCGTCGTCTCAAAAAGAAGTTTTAATGCTGTTCCGACATAAATTCCGTTCTTCACGAATGCGACGAGATTCATCCCGCGATTTATTCTCGTGGTTATTTCAGCAGCCTTGTAATTATATGAGTTCATGCTCCCCCGCCGTTGTTTTCCCTTTTAAATCAGGACGCCAGCCGATTCCGAGGATATTGATATGATCATGGTAAATCGGCTGATTCCATACTCCTTTGGTCAAATCTATTTTAGGGAGCTTCTCTGCTCCAAGAGCCAAACGCATGGCTTCGAGCTGGAATTTGATGCCTTTTCCCGAGATAAAAGAATTTCCGCCTTTTTCTGCTTCTTTATCAAAATAAGTTTCTTCCGTCGGTATGCCGAGATTGTTGCATAGAGGCTGAACGAATTCCTCGGGGCATACGTAGCCCCATAATTGATAAGGCCTTAATTGCCCGTCAATATTAGATGAAACCTCAACTTCTATTTCATTCCCATTCTCATCCTTGAGCTTTTTCTTGGTCTTGAATGGGAACCATTGAGAGCGGATGCCATGAATAAATTTCTCGATATGGTCGAGGTGACCTCTCGTAAGAAAGAATATCTCGGCCATTACAATTTCCCGCTCATCACCCTATCTTTATATTGCTTCGGTGTTTCTACGGGAACAGCTGATTGAACGCCAGCGTCGGATTTCCCACCTAAGAGATTACGAGCTGCAAGTTCCTCATTTCTTGCGACGAGAGAACGCATCTCTTCAACAATTTTCTCGTTCTTTGCCATGCTCTCCTCAAGAACTCTCAGATAGTCGGGCTTTTCAGGTTTCTTTTCCTCTTCCATCATATACATACATATATAGAGTTTATATATTTTACTCAGCTTCCGGAATAAAAGTCAGGAAAGGAGCCTGTGGATTTGGAACAAGGAAAGCATTATTGAATTTTGCCTGCATGCTTGGGAACTCTCCAGATTTCCAGAGATTATATCTTATCATCTCATCTCCGCCACCAGAAAGAGCTTTTCTCGTTGCTGAGTTTGATAATTTCCTTAAATTTATTCCGGCTATCTCTAAATTATAAAGTTCTTCGTTCCAATCCCTTATGGCCTGTTCAGGAGAATAATTCATGTCTCCATTAAGACGGTTTATTATCGCAAGCATATTCTGCTGGGTTTGCTGAAAGATTGCATTCGCTTCCTTGACATTCTGCCTCTGTTCTACCGTGATTTTTGAAATGAAAGTTCCGATAGCAACAGTAATTCCTGCGGCTGCTGCGGCGGGAATAGAAAGAGGGCCTGTTATAGCAGTTGCTGCAGCAGTTGTTCCTGCGGCTGTAACGCCTGCCGCAAGAGCTTGTGCTGCCGTTGTCTTTGTGATTAAAGGTGCTGTTAAAGCTTCAACGCCAGGCACCCCTCCAAGCTGCTGCTGAGAACCAACGCCTGATAATAATTGCTGTCTTACTTGTGTGTCTGCTCTCTGCGCGGCTGCTTCTGCAATTGTTCCCATTCCTGCAGACCCTGACAAAGCATTTTTCTGGGCTTGCTGCTGCTGGAATAAAGACAAATCCTCTCCGCTTATGAAAAATGTCTCTCCGCCCCGTGAAACCCCTGACGGCCTGCCTGTCTTGACATCTGTAAAAGTTCCTTCAACGCCAGACGGCTGCCTGACAGCTGCCTGAGTCGTGTCTTTTATTGTCACGGGAGGCGCAGGAGATCCTGTTCCTAATGTTAATCCCATAGAGGCAAGCCTGCTTGCAGGTGTCTCCCCAGGAGCCAGAGGGAGAGGCTTATCTCTTAAAGTTATTCCTTTCGGTAATTTTGCCATTTTATTTTTATAAAGCTACAATTAAGACAAGCCACATTCCTGAGGCAAATCCAAACAATAGCCATGTGATTTCTTCTTTTGTCATTATTTCATTATTTTTGGTGTGGGAATCTTAACCCCGATGACCAAAGCGATTATTCCGATGATTGTTGACATCAAAACCCCGTCAATTCCCTTGCTTAATGCAAAGAGCTCTATGATTGTCAGGCATAAAATCCCAACTATCACAACCTTTCCGTTTTTTATTTTCATTCGTTTCTCCCTATCGAAGTCTGCATCTCACTCGGTTGGAATCCTGTCTGGCCTGTGTTTGCTGCCTCTGAAGTCTGCATGTCATCTTTAAGGCTTACAGGCCTGTTCAATTTAATTTCTAAGTAAAGCTGAGCCGTTATATCCTGCTCCAATAATCTCTGCTCGGTCATGTATGGTTGCTCGAATGACAGATAACCCATTTTAGAGTTTGCTTCCGTCGTTCCCTCTACTCCGCCCGTTATGATTTTCGATGTGCCTAGAACCTCATAGAAATAATTGTTAACAAATCTCAAGACTTCGAGATAAGCTGCTGTCGGGGGAATTGGATAGTCTGCAACCTCGAACTCGCTGCCTTTCTTTCCCGGAAGAAGCAGAACCTCCCCGTCTTTTATGGCAGTGTTCCACTGGGTTTTTAAGGTTGTCAGTTTTGCAGGGTCTTCCATGTCGACATAAATGACCCTTATGGAGCTCCTGTGCATAAGCCTTCTTAAATCAGACATTATTTCATTGAACCAGTCTATAATCCATTTGCAGCTTTCCAAAACAGAAGTTCCGTG